CCTTATCATAAGGTAATTGAAAAAATCCATAATTGAAAAGTAATGGGATATATTCATATATATTTTTATTTTTAAACTGTTTTTTAAGGATCCTGACTGTAGGTATATAAACACGAATAGAGCCGAAGCCTCTATCGAGAAGGTCGTCTTCGACTCTATGTATATGGTCTCTACTTATATAAGCAACCACCCAGACATGATCATATTTATACGGGGACATTCCTTATTACCCTCCTCCCCAATTTATGAAAAATTCTATAATCTGTCTCGACAAGATCCACTGAATTTATAATCGTGAATTGATAAGATTCTTTCTCTGTTTCTTTGTGATAATGTATAATTCCAAATTTATTAATCCAAGGTTGGATTCCATTAAGCCATAATAAAAAGAAATTCGTGGGCATGACCACGAAGTGCATTCCAGCTTTCATACCATTCCTTCGCATGAATAATAGTGGGGTCTTATTAACTTGTTTGGCATCCCCCACCGCTTGATCCCAGAATAGTAAAATCTTATTACTCTTTTTTCCTATGGTATCATCGATAAGGTGTAATAAATCCAACTCCTCATGAAATTTACATTCTATCGAAAATGCAAACCTATGTCCATGCTTATCATCTATACAACAAATATCACCAGAGGTATACTGTTTCTTCCAATGTAAACCCCCCGATTGGGGTGTTCTTGCGAATTCATAACCACTCCAATCTTGCATTAATTTGGATACATTTCGTTCATTTCTACTCCCTTTAGCTTTTGAATTTACCATGGCCCTAAGGTGTTTAATTAATAATAGTACTTTTAATACTAAAAGTTTAACCTATACTAGTAATCCCATCTCTATAATCAATCAAAATTATATTTGCATTGGTAGGGTTAAACTCAGCCCGATGGGTAACTAAATATAGACATTTAGTCTGGGCTTTATCCTGAATTAGATCGGTCATTATTTCTATATTATCTTTATCAAGTCCTTCAAATACTTCATCCATAACAAGTAACATACACTCCTTTGTATCAGAAACTACATCGTGAATAGCAAATGCAGTAGCTATATCCACCCTTTGTTGTTGGCCCCCAGAAAGGTCCTCATAAGGAACTGGTTCTCCCCAATGAAAGACATAAGTATCCAGATTCTTATGTGCAGATTGCATATCCATTACGAAAGCTACCTGAAAATCAATGAATTTGGTATAAAATTCCAATCTATCATTAATCTCATCCAACATGCCATTAAATATAAATGCCTTCAACCCCGCATTAGAAAGTGGGTCATTAATCAACCATTCATTATCTTTTACGTCCCTTCTTATTCTTTTTACTTCAGTCGCCTCAATCTTTTCTAAAGCCTGTAACCCTGATAGCTCTATGCCAAGTTTTTCTATATTATTTTCAAGCTTCTTTTCCTTGATTTTATTTATATTATCCTTATGCCCTTGTATCTTATTATTAAGATCGGATATAGCTTGTAATACCCCCTCTAGTCTTTCAATTTCTTTATTACAAAGAGTAATACTTTCATTGTTCTTAGATGCACTAGAAATCTCCCCATCTAGCTCTTTAATTTGCCCCTTAATAGTACTTATTGATGTAGTATATTCTTCGTAAGCTTTTTGCTTAATCTTCACTTCAGCGGATAAATCATCTACTTGCTTATTCCAATCTTCCTCAGTAAAAGGTTTCCCACATTTTGAACAACGGTCAGGTAAGTTCTCTATCTCAAACTCCAAATTACCTATTTCCTTTTGAACCTTTTCTACATCTTCCGATTCTCTATCCCTTTTACCCTCCAATTTGGTAAGCTCCTTCTCCTTCTTAACAATTTCCTCATTATTCCAAGCATCCTTCTGAAATGATTCCAATTCAAGTTTATATTTATGTAAATGGAGATCAGCTTCATCATTATTATCAATCAACTTAGTTCGCTCTACCTTGATGGGGGTTATTAATAATCTTATCTCTTTAACATCCTTATCCTTATCCGCTTCAAAGTTATCCACCATTTTCTGTTCAGCACCAATCTCGGCTTGTTTACCCTTAAGCTTTTCTTCAGTTATTTCCCATTTACCTAAAGCTTTGGATTCTTCTGCCCGAAATTTCGATAATTTCTCTTCCGCAAGTTTTTTTGCTTTGGGAATATAAAGTACTTCAAAGGCTTCATCAAATACCTTCTTTTTGTTTGGGCCTGTCTCCGAAATAATCCTTTTAAGTTTTTGCCCAAATATGATACTGTTCTTAAAAAGTTCATAACTGTATCCGATTATTTTTTCTATCTTTTTTTGTATATCCTTCTTATCACTATCCCATGGTTCATCATTATCATTAATATAAAGTAATAAAGAATTTTTAAGCTTAGGGAAATCTTTATACCTTATAATTTTAATTTCCTCTAATCCCACATACACTATTTGCTCGACTCGAGTACCGCGATAGCTCGAAGGACGAACATGTTTCCATGGCTCGACCGCACCAGTTAGGGTTTGCCCAAATAGACACCAAACAAGAGCATTGATAAATTTAGTCTTACCATACCCATTAGGGGCTTGAATAATATTCAATCCCTCTATACCCCAATCAAATTCTTCATTGACGATTGAAGCAAAGCCCTCGACTTGCATTTTTCCAAATCTAATCATCTTATATGTTCTATTATTTAGTTAAATACCTATAATTATACGCTTATCTTCTGGTATTAAATTTATGGTATCTTCCATTGTCGGCTTCGGTTTTTCTCCAAGAAATTCCTTAATCATATTATCTCTAAATGCAAATTCATGAGTCCACACCGAGCGCCCTAATACATGACTAATCGCTTCATGAAATTTATCAAATGGAACACAAAGTAAATTTTGAAAAAGCTGAAATTCCGCAATCTGTTCTAATGTCATGTCCTTCCATATTTCGGATTCATACATTTTTATCGCCTGTTCTTTTGTTAATTGTTTCATCTGATTATGTATTTATCATTGAGGTAATAAACTCATCCATAATCCCCATTCCTTCCTCTATGATATTTAGAGGGCCTGATATAAGGATAAATGATCTTACACCATTTAATTCTTTAATTAAAACACCTGTAGCTTCATCTATTTTATCTCTGGTACCAGCATATTGTGACATACGGACCGGAAAATCAATACCAAGTTCAATTTCTCCTTCATCTGTATTTATAACAATTGATTTAACTTTCATTACTCTTCTGTTTGATTTAAAATATCGATTAAAGCTTTTATTTTCCTTGGGCTCGTAATCCCTGTTTCCTCTGCATAACGACGAGCCATAGTTTCCTTTGACATCTTTGGACTAAATTCCGCCTCAGACCCCTTTTTCAATTTTCTTGGTTTCGGGATTTCTATCCAAAAATCGTTTGTATTCTCATGTTCTTCTCCCTCATTGTAATACCTAAACTCTGGAGATTTATAAGGAATAAATTTAACTGAGAAATCATCATATATCTCCACATACCCCATTTGACAACCCGAATCAGATTTGCGTTGTTGATTAGGGGCTCCAACCATTATTATATTGTTTTCGACCGCAGTATGCTTATGGATATGACCTGCTAGAACTAAATCAAAAGCCTTAAATAGCACGGGGAGTTGTCGTGGTAAATTTTGGGGTTCTAGCTCATATCCACTCGGATCAGGCGCCCCATAAAGCGCTGTGTGTAGGAGGAGAACTTTCTTACCCGGTTCTTCTGATATCCAATCAATAGTTTTAACCAAACCAACATTCCTTTTTATATAGGGAATCCCATAAAGTGTGAAATCATTAAATTTATGATAACCATTATCAATATTTATAAATATATCTGGAAAGGCAAAACACATAGCCCCCCACAAAGAAACACCCTGATCTAAATCATGGTTACCAGATATCCCATAAATTTTTACATTATAATTATCTCTAACAGTAGCCATCATAGTCATAAACTCAAACAAAGTCTTTGTTGAAAGCCCCTTGGGAGTATGAAATAAATCCCCAATATGAAAGATGGGGATATTTTTTTCATCGGCTATATTAAATAACTTAGCCAAAAAATTAGTAGTAACCTGAGTGCGCTCAAATGTTTCATTAAATGATTTCCAGTCATGGTAATGCAAATCCCCTGTTGCTAATCCGATAAGTTTTTTATCCATTGATCTACGAGTTCTGTCCTTGTTTCAAAATCCCACATATTTAATTCCAAAAGAGGACATAATGCCATCCTTGAATCTAATATCCACCTCATTGTATTATCCACCATTTCATGGTATACTCTGTTCAAAATCCTTTTCCCATTATCTTCAAAATCAATGTCTAGATTCCATCTAAGAAATATTAACCCATTAACTTCTCTCATAGCTATTTGACATTCATTAAGAAAAATTTCCAAGTTCCCTTGAGTAATCCCATGTCCCATCTGAAGAAGGATATAAGTAATATTATCAACATAACTCCTATCTGTTACATAATTAGAAAGACTATCTAACTTAGCTCTCCTATTAGTTAAGATGTCAAGTTGATATATAAACCCCATACTAGGATCACTTAAGCATTTCCTTAAAGCTTCTTTATGACTATTGAACCCGTACTTTGGCCATAGCTGGCTTGCAGAAGTTGTAACATAAGGTAATTCATATAACTCAGAGATGTGTTTAGCCAATGTTGTCTTACCGGTACCGCTCGCACCACAGATCATGATTTTCTTATCCATCACTTAAGTTTTTAAAGGTATTTAAAAATTGGGGTTTTAAAAATGAATTAATTTCATAGGTACCACAAATGTATTTCAATAATTTCAGGTTAAATTTTGCATCAGGATTAATATACGGGATCGCTACCTTCATCAGAAATTTTCGATAAAAATATTTGAGGTCTATAAGTTTCTTATTTCTCTTCCAGATCTCCTTGAGCTTTTCTTTGTCAATTTTCCCATACTTTTTCTCAGATTCCAAAAAAGCCTTGACTCCCCCAAACGTATTAATAATTTGTAAAGCCCGTACAGGACCCACACCAAGATAACCGGAAATATGATCAGACTTATCCCCAGTAAGAGCCAGATAATCAACACAATTGGCTGCGCTATAGCCCACAATTTTTTTAAGATTAAGATCATCATACATTTTATTTTTACTCACATTAAAAACAGATACCGCCCCATGTAACCCAGTAACTGGTGGCATTATGAGTTGGTTAAAATCTTTATCAGCTGATACAATTACTATCTCCCATTCCCTCTGAGAATATTTTCGTGCAATCATAGCAATAAGGTCATCGGCTTCCATCCCCTTCTGATGAACAACTCTTAGACCAAGTGCCATAAATATTTTCTTACCTTCATCCTTCATCCTATGAAAATCCTCTGCATCAAAGCCCAACTTCTTATCCCTAGCTTTGTATGAGGGTAAGAGACCTGTTCTAAAAGTACTCCTACCCCCATCAAAAACTACGACAACTTCATCCGGTCCTAGTCGACGAATTAAACTCTCTGCTATATATGGCATACCATATATCACAGAAGTTTTAACACCGTCTAATGTCCTTAAATTCATAAATTTATACAAAGCTCGGTAAGCAAGATGATTACCATCAAATATAACTAACCTTTTAAACATCCTCTTCTTCGGTTTTTCTAGGAGCTTTAATTGTTACTGGATATCTATTAATATTATTATTGTTAAGCCTATTAATTTTACCCTGAGTTACTGACAAAGTATTAACTTTGGTTCGTCTCAATAGTTTTCTTCTCAACAAATCATCAGCTTCTAATAACTCTTGAAAATTATCTTTACTAGTAGCAAGCTTTTCATCCTTGAAATAGAAATTACTGCCCCTTCTCTTAACGACTCCTGTCTTTACCAATAGCTCGACGAGATTAGTGTATCGCTCGAACCCCACTCTTCCGTACTCAGCATTAAAATATATCTCAGTAGTAAAAGTAGGACGAGGTGGTGCAACCTTATTCTTCTTCATCCTAACTGATACCTCATTGCCTAACCAGATTTTCCTTTCCTTAAGTCCCTGAGTTATTTGTTTTTTCTGAAAAAAGGCAAGTCTCTGATGGGCAAAGAATTTCATAGCATTCCCAGCTGGGGTAGTATCCGGATCTTCGAATTTAGTTGCACCTACCTTTGATCTAAGTTGGTTAATAAATATAAGAGTTATGCCTAAATCTGAAAATAACTGGTTCCTTATCCTTAGGTATTTATAAAAGGCCTTAGCTCGATTCCCCATCTCTGCTTTAGCATCTGTTTGTTGTGAATTTATATTTTCTTCACAATCAAGAGCAGCAACTGAATCAGTTACGATTAAGATAGGTTCATTATTTTTTAACTTCGATCTCCAAGTTACTGCCATGTCTGCAGCCCAGTCTGATATCCTTTCAATCGAGGTTTCATTATAAATGATTATCTTATTTAGATCTAATCCGTTTTGTTCTGCCCAACAAGGGTCAAAGGATTGTTCTGCATCATTCCAAAAAACCATACCCCCAAGATATTGAGTAGAGTAAGCATAGTCCATAGCCACCAAAGTATTATGTGAAATAAAACCATTTGATATATAAGAATGAGAAGGGCTAACTTCAATGTCCTTAGTTGGTTGGTTTTCTAATTCAATCGAAACAATAGGGTCATAAAAATATTGACTTTGTGTATAGTCATATAATACCTTATCAAAATCCCCTTTATTTTGTGTATATTTTAAAAGGGTATAAAGATTTTTTAAAGGAATAGATCCAGAAATTTTATATTTTTTAGTTCCCTTATTATATAACCAATATCTTAACTGTGAGCCCAAATATTTATTAGGGGCTATTAAATTTTTATAAAAGTTTTCTAATCTAGGAAATAAATAATCAGGTAGTTTTACTATATCATAACTAGAATACTCTTTAATACTTTCAAACATGGGTTTAGTATTCCTTCTACGACTTTGTGATAATATCTTAAATTTATAATTTAACCTAAACCCAATCATATCCTTAAATTTCATAGCTTGATATCCTCGAAGAGTTAACCGATTAGTAATACTTTTATTCTTTTTACCTGTATTTTTATTTACCCAACTAGTTTTCTTTATAGTAATATTACTAACTATTCCAAAATTTAATAACATCATTTGAATATCTTGGATTAACTCTTTTGATACAGAAGTTACACTGACCTGTGGTGATTTTTTAGAAGAATTACCATCAGTATCAAAATACCCCTGTATAAATGCAATTTGGGTTTCTTTTGGAGAAGTAAGTATTAATTTAGGGACTCTTTTATTATGGGAATTATTTATTAATTCGGGGAAATGTTTTAACCAATTTCCTAATTCTTTTCCACTTCTTTGTAAATTATAGTTACCTTTTCTTAATTGTATTTCCGCTTGGGATTGAATAACCCCTTGATGATTTTGGGTTTCTACTTTAAACCTTTTTAAATATTGTATTAAAAATTCTAATAAAGATAAACACTTTTTCTCAGCAGTCATCGAAATATGGTCTATAGTTATATTGCCATCACCACATAATAGTCCTAAAGCATACCCCATATCTTTATCTAAAGGATAACCTTTAATATATTTTAATTTCCCAAAAACATTCATACCATAAGCTATTGGTATATTATCCCCGATTTTTAAATTTCTAATATAATGCCATTCCCAATTACCATCTAGATCCCGTAGTTTAATTTTATGATTACTATAACCCCCAACAAATTCAAACCCAGCTTTGGTAGTAATTTTTACTGTTTTAATAGTACCAGTATCAATTATCCCAGTGATTTTACCAATACCCAATTCTGTAGAAATTTTAGATAATTGAGTTAAATTACCCATTTCTATAATCCCCATATCAGGTAAAAATAATCGTGTATTTAAACCACAACATTTACCAGAACTTTCCCCCCCAAATATCTCACAGATTTTCCCATAAGGAACCCCACCACCCGTAGTATAATTCAGATAAATACTACGAGAAGGTATCCAGAGGGCATCCTCTGGCATTACAGAAATCTCACTAGCTAACCCAGACCCCCGATATTTCTTAGCCATCTGAGCATCAGTTAATACAATCCCAGCCTTTGGTTTTTTCTTTTTAACTATCATTAGGAATCAAGATCTGATTTCTTTTTCTTAATTATTTTCTTCTTGATTATTTTCTTACCCCTACCAGCATCTGGTTCATCCTCAGGATCCAAACCAAGATACTGATTGATATACTCTTTGGTTTTTTCATAGCTGGGCATAATCTTACGGACCTCTTCATCCAAGTTATAGACCCCAGTAAATCCCTTAGGCGTAGGGGTATTCTTGCAAGGAGTTACAGAATATTCTGTATCCATTTTACCTGACCCAGTACGGGTAATCTTAATATCATACCCATCTTTTGGATCTGTCATATCTCCCCATTCACTCTCATCCAGGTATTTTTCCAAGATTTCCTGATAAACTCCTGATGAAAGTAGGATAAATTTAGGACTCAGGTTTTCATCAATCTCCCCACCCTTCTCACTTTTATAAAATACACAGAATGCCAGATATCTATTACGAGGCGAGAATTTACTTGCCAATTCTCTTTCATCATCCTCATCTGAGTTTTTTAACTCTTCATAAGCCTCGTTAATTCCACAGGGTTCCCCATAAGTATCAGGAGATATTACCCCCTTAATATCTGACCCCAAATAGAATTGAGTTACCTCCTTAATAAACTCCTCTTCCTCACCCATATTCAGGATACGAACCCGAACTGTAGTGTCTGCCTTCTGAAAATAGATGGCTCCCTGCTGACTCCTAGCCTTCAGTTCTTCCTTCTTTTTCTTTAGCCTTTCTTTTAATGTTTCTTTTGCCATAGTTAATTTGTTTCTAATGTTAATAAAAAATCATCTCTTATCTTTATTGTTATAGTTAATTCGTCTTCCTGATATTGGCACTGAGCGTTTGGATTAGGTCTTTTCTTTGTTCGAATGACTTTACACAGGCATCAATTACACCCCAGTCTTCCTCTGCCTGGTGATAATACCTAATAGCTAAGTGGTAATTAGGACTCTTAGTTGCCATCTCCTTAGCACTTTCCTTTGGATATAACCTATTTGTGTCTGAATCTATTTGTGATTTAGCTTTCATATATGCACGAGCATAAGCTTTCTCCATCTCCATTTTTTTATCCTTACTAATACGGAATAGTTTCTTGTGTAGCATAGCCAGAAAAGCATAAGATGAAGGTTGTTCTTGTATCTCCCTATTAATTCTATTCTCATCTACTACAAGTTCCTCAAACAGATTAAACTCAAAAGTCTCATTTCCATAAGTAATCTTAATATCCATTAATGAAGAGGAGCTTGCATATTTTCTAAGCTTTCTCATAAAATTCCTTTAATATATAATAGTACATCAGGCAACCCATACTAGATAGTTTTCTTGTGGATTATATCCATGTAATTCACCCCAATTTTTACCGATTTCAAACTCTACTTTCATTTCAATTCCTTTAATTTCAAAATTAAACCAAAGTTTAGTTTCGGGATTCCTACATATCTGATAAAGCTTCGGAATCGCTTGATGTATATCTTGTGGGTTTATATAATAAAGTAAAGAATCATGAACTGTACCTACTTGTTCAAGTGATGAAGGTAATATTCCTCTACGAATATGTTCTCGTATAAGTACAGAACTAAATAAAGTAAAATCTGAAGCACCACCTTGGGTAGGTGCATTTACTGATTGCCGGAACGCTTCAGCTTTTTTCCCCCAATTATTTGAATCAACATTAGGTAATCTTCTCTTTCTCCCAAAAAGATTATAAACAAACCCATATTTTTTTACAAATCTATGTTGGTTATCTATATACTTTCTAACTTTAGGAAAATCATCAAACCAATCATTTAAAAATTCCTCAGCCTCATTCACAGTTGTAAATATACCTTCTTTAGTAAGGGCTTCAGCTAATCCCTTAGCACTTTGTTCATAAACTATTCCAAAATTCGTAGTCTTAGCTTTTTTTCTTCTTTTTTTCCATTCAATATATTCTGAATGGTCTTCATTGTCCAGAATAACTTTTACCTTATCATAATCTGTGTTAAATTTTTTACAAGCAACAGCCAAATGAATATCTTTACCTTCTTTAAACCACTGTATCATCGTAGGTTCTTTAGCTGCTGCTGCTAAAATTCGAAGCTCAGCCTGAGAATAATCAATTTGTAAAAGCAATTTCCCAGGTGAGGTAATAAACATTTTTTTGATATCGCTGGCAGTGGTGTCACGTGGAATATTCTGTAAGTTAGGATTACGTGAAGATAATCTACCCGTCACAGTACCATGAAGTAAAAAGCTTGCATGTATTTTATTTTTAGAATTTAATCTTTCCCACATACCTACTACGTAGGTTGAATTCAGCTTCGTTAACCCCCTTAGCTCGAGGAGATCTTTTATAAAACCCGAATCATCTTTATATTGTAGTTCATTCAACACATCCTCATCTGTAGATGGTGTTTCTGTTTCCTTTTTAGTATTTTTATCCTGTGTAAACTTAATTACATCAAACATCAACCCCTCTGGACTTTCAAATAAGAAATCAATCATTTGCTTAGAACTATTAAAATTAGTTGGAGCTACCATCTCCCATTCCTTTTTAGTTGTATAATCCCCAGCAATATATCTTGATACCTTCTCCTCTCTACTCTTTATCATTCTATCACTACCCTCTGTCTGCTTCAAAAGTAATATCTCTGCCTTGACATCATTAATCATTTGTTTTTTAACATCCTTCAATCTTGCCCTCTCATATTTAAAAATGATTGGGTTAGTCCTTATCCTAGCTTCACATTCATCAATCTTAATTTTATAAACTCCCACCAATTCATTAAGATAATCCCTATCCATATCTACCCCCCTCCATTCTACTTCAGCAAGTACACGTGAAGCCATCATCATCATATTCCTGAATAAAGTATAGAATCCATTATCGATTAACCTACGTTCAAAGAATACCCAAAGTCTAAAGGTTAGGTCAGCATCTAATGCACAATAAAGAGCAAGCTCATCCAAAGGTACATTAGACCAAAAAGCTATTAACTGTTCAGTTGTAGCTTTTTGTCCTGGCTGACCAGGTAAATCATATCCATCAAATTCGGGTATGAAACGAGTAACCATTTCTTTTAGTCCATGTGGTCGTTCCTCATCAAGTAAATACTTGGCTAGCATAGTATCAAACACTCTACCTTGCATGATTATTCCATACTTATACCACCAATTCATTTCATACTTAATGTTTTGACCTATCTTTACAATATCTAGATCCTCTATAACTTCTCGCCCAAAGTATTGCAAAACTTTAACCCACTCATCATCCTTAAGAAATGGAGATTCCTTATGTGCCAAAGGGATTATCCAAGCTCCCCCTGGTTGAAAAGATACACCTAAAATAGTAGGGTAAGACCTTAGATACATACTATTTGTCCCCCAAGTTTCGAAGTCAGTAGAAGCATACCCAGTCTGTTTACAATAAGCAACAAGCTGGTGTAACTCTGACCAGTTAGTAACGAGTTTATATTTGTATTTCAATCCCATACTTTTCTTTGATCTGTATTTTATTTAAGATTTTTGTATCCCCTATGTATACTGACTCTGCATCATCTAAGGTTACTATATAAGAATCTTTGAATCCTGTTTTAATAATAAATACCTGGATTGCTTCCTCATCGGCTAAATAACATTCAGCCTTCATTTTTTGTTTAACCCAATTTAACTTCATAATATTAAACTTTTATATCAGATATACATTGCTTTAGTTTAGGCCAATCTTTTTTGTAGGCATGAAGAGAACCTATATTATGAAACAAGTATCCTGCCTTCAAACGTAAGGCAATAGAAATATAAAGCATCAATTGGTATGCAAGATAAACATCGTTACCGAAATGTGTTACAACATCTGCACTGCGTTGGTTATATATTATATTAACCATTCCATCTCTTACCAAAAGTTGGTAATACATTGAGCAAGGGATTCTAAATGCCCCGCCCATACCAGCAGGATCTTTCATTGGATCCCAGATAGCAATGATTGCCTGTCTACTATCAGGATTCCTTTCAAGTTCATTAATTACTTCATTCAAAGAGAATCCTATTCTTCGGTTGTAGGAATAATCAAATTGACCTAGTTCATTTAAGAATTGTTCCCATAAATCCTTCCTAAGTTTCCAAGCCTTACCAGGGTTTACATATTGGGAATCAATCCGTTCAAAAAATTCTTGATCTGCCCATTCCTTAGCTCGTGGGTCAGCAAAGAATAAATATTTTTCCTTACGAAGAGTTGTCAAAGAATAAGAATAATTAGTTATCTCCTTAGTAACATAATCATCATTATCCTTTACTATTTTATTTTGCATAGAGTATGGGTGGACAATGTGCCCCATTTCATATACTTCTCGGAACACCTCTGACATAAGCTCGTATGCGTCACCATATACTCTCACCAGATCACCTCCTTTATTACAGCCATGATATCTAACTGGTTCATCACTTTATAAGTGTTTTCCCCATGACCTATTAAATTCATTTTAATTTCTACCCCAGAATACTGACTATAAATTACCCTCTGATTAGGATAATATAACATGGGGTCATTCTTATCCCCTTTACCAACAGCAACCACTGTAGCAATTTCAGGAGCAGATTCAGTTGCTGTTAGTGGAACCCAAATCCCACCTTTAGTCTGATGTTCCTCGGGTTTATCGGGTAAGACGACTACCCGTTGTTCTGCTGGATTAATAGATAATTGTTTCATAAGCATTTAATTTTAATAGTATATTTAATTCAAAGTAATAAGTCCTTAGCCTTAAGAGAAGAAGTATCTACTTTTTGTAATCTCTTTACCGCTCGAAGGTGAACTTTATATGAAATATTCATAGCTTCAGGTTGTATAAATTTATTATAAATATCATATATCCTTTGTTCCATTCCACTATGCTCTGGATTAATAAAAGTATGGAGATCCTTATGATTATGGTACATAACAAAGTTCTCAGCAGATAGATATACATTCCCAGAAAAAAGTTTCACACTTGCACTTACATCCTCTCCATATATATATTCTGTTATGCGTTGTACCAATAAGAAATCCATTAACAATCGCTTAGTTACTTCAGATGACCTGATATTTATTATGACCACTGGGTTATCATGTGAATGACGTCTCTGGAATACACATGATATTAAACACCCATGACCTGAACCATGAGTGTTAGAGAATTTGAATGCCAAGTTATAGTTCTGTGTTTTTTTCTTCTCCCTTTCAAGTACCTCACTCTTGACCAAATCCACCATGTTCATATCCACGTAGTTTGATTTAAGAATAGACCACTTCTGAGGTTTATATCCAAACATAAACCCGAAATCAAATTCCGGGTCCACCCATGCTTTATTTATTTCCATGAAATGATCATACGATATAATCTGAGCTCCACTACGTATCCCCCCATTTTTTTTTATCCGCTCCTCCTGTGTAGCTAGGAACTCATTAAGCCATTCCCAACATGCCATCGAAGTTGGGTGCCTACTTCTTATCATAGGGGTTTAATTAAATGATCTGATTTCTTAAAAGAAAATACTGATGGAGTTAAAGGTTTTCCGAACATCATTAAACTAACCCATAGATTAGCTCCAAATAATACCCTAATCTTATCCCAAAATGAAAGTTTCCAACATGATACCACTACACCATCTCCACCTTCTTCCTGGAAAGCAGGCAATGGTGTATATCGAGGTTGATTCTTTGCAAACACAGTATTCTGTTCTGGAAATTTTATTGGTTTCATAATATTGATATTTAAATTAAATTTTATACCTAATAATGGCTACGGATACGAAACTGATTTATTTTATTTTTCTTATAATAAATCACGTAAAGAGATTCCCTTGTGAACCCTGCAAAATATAAGAATTTAAATAGAGCTGCAGTTGCCTCACGTTGAGCATTCTCATACTGATTGGTATCTGTCATCATCTGGGTTTGCTTCCAAGGTTTATTCTTAAGAGTATTTCTAGCAATCTGGAGATGGTAAGTTATATCCCAAAGAAATTGTTTCATAAAATCCCTTCTTGCATTTCCCAGTTGACGGCCTCCTCTTAAAAATTCATCTTCAAGCATGTGGTCCTTGATTACCCACCAGCAAGGAATTTTCTTATGAACTGTATCTCGAAGGGTTAATACTTCTCCTAATGTAAACCAAGATTTCAATTGATCATGCCCCTTTATAAATCCTTCATCGAGATAATGACCTATCCACTTAGCAAGAGTCAAAGTATCATACCCAGAAAAAATCATAAGTTCTAACCAGAAATGAAGAGCATCTGATATCTCTTCATTAAAATTCTGAAGGTGTGGGATCATGTCCTCTGACCTTTGTCCTGTATGAAACATATCCAACATAAGAAGGTAAGATTCAAACCCCTCCCCTAGTTCTTCAATAATTCTACCAGTAAAATCCTTTACAAGATCCTGCCCCGCTTTGGTATTTACATCCACTGGAGCTTCGGGTAATTTTTCAATTTTTGTATAATGATCTACCAGTAATTGTTGTAAAGCAAACATGTCAGCAAAAGCTGAGATGCCTGGGTAATCTACTTTTTCCGTTATATCCCTGATATCCATGATTAATTAATTTTGGTCATAAATTTGTTTAACTCTATCTTTGGGTAAATTTAATTTCCTTGATATAATTAAAATAGTTTTTAATCGTTTGTACTGTTTAGATTTATATTCTTTTATAACTTCTTTAGCCTCAATCAATTTTTTAACCATCTCCTCATCCGCCTCCTCTATATCCTTAAACCTCTGTCGAGTTTCAATATCTATTCTTTCCTTATGTAACCCCTGAGATTTTACTATCACACAAAATTCAGCATCCCCACATTCCTTACACTCAGATGCCATGAGATCGTGATGCTTACCAAAACAAGGATCTTCTTCTCCACCCAATGCCAATACATCTATAGGTTTTAATAAATCTTGATCTTCTATTTGACCTCTTGGTGTCCTATCTCTTGTCATAATTATTATTATTTATAATAATAGTACTCTCGGGTCAAGCAGCTTTTTTCCATAGTTCTATGATCTTGAACCCCTGTTGTCGATAATACTGTAACCTATGTTTACTATGCCTAGCTAAGTAATAACCTATATCTGCGAAATCCTCATAATAAACTTTCTTTTTTGATTTATGTATTCTAATAGCTCGACCAATTAATTGAAGGGCATTAATCTGTGAGTCTCCCCCCGCAGCATTAATCATCACCCTTATCAAAGGCATATTCTGTCCTAGTTTAATAATGAGGCTTGAGACAAGTATATTGATATCTCCTCTTTTAAACTGATCGAGGATCTCTTTCCTGTCTCTGATTTTGTGGTGTATGAAAGCGATACGATACCTGTCTCCGAATCTAGCTTGAATGGATCGGTATAAAGCTTCAACATGTTCGTGATACCGTCCAACCACCAGTATAGGGTATCTATTCCTTCTGAGATAAAAATCAAGCCTTTGAAGAGTGGCACGGGTCCGCTCTCGTGATAGAGATACTCCCTGTCTGTATTCTTCATCATAATCCCCTTTAATTTTTATTTTAGTATTACCTTTGATTATTTTTACAACGATTGGAGTTGAGAACCCCATATCCATTAACTCTATGTTAGATATAGTATATGTCTGATCTCCAAAGAAAGCCCTGACATCCATGTTCTTAGTAGGATCCTTATGATTAAAAGCAGTGCCCGATAGCCCCACTCTGACTGCAGTGTTATATAATGCAGTGACCACCTTCTTATTAGTCTTACTGGTAATAAGATGACATTCATCAAAAATAACCATGGTATATTTGGCCAGCTTTCCAGAAAATTCATCTAACCTATTCCTGAGTGTAGGAGTCATACATACCATAATATTAGACCACTTAACCTTCTTACCCTGCATATATCCCCAATCATCTCCGAACATCTTGGGCATGTCATCAAGAAATTGTTGATATAGATCCGTATTATTAACAAGTATTAAACACTTAGCATCTGGAAATGATTTATATATCATAGCCGCAATCAGCGTTTTCCCTGCGTTGGTTGCAGCTCCAATTATACCCCTCTGAAATGCTAGGCCAGCTATCTCATTATATATTATACTCTCTACTGCTTCCTCCTGATAAGGGCGAGCTTTAAATTCGCCCACAGTAAGGGGTATTTCATTGAATTCTAGTGCATTACGTCTATCTATAATATCATATTCTTCTTCATATTTTTCTATTAGACTAGTAACCATAGGTAAAAGTCCGGTCCTAGCATATCCCGCATCAGATATGTATTTTATCTTACCATCCCACCCTGGATCCATGTAAGGTCTTAGGTACCATTGATTCGGGTGTCTGACTTTCATGTCTTCATACACCTTATTTAGTACCTTCATGTTCCCACTAAGTTTAAACTTATTATTATTTAATTCAATCCTTATCATTCTTTATTACATATTCATGTAATTTATATATTTGTACCCCCTCTTCATATAACCACTTTATTACCTCTTCTTGTGATCTCTTTGCTCCTCTAGCCAGACAATATATTAATATATTCCTACCCTCTGGATAATGAGCCGCAGTATTTAATATACTTGGTTCTAATTTATCAAGAGCTATCTTTATGGGGTGGACTTTCATTTCCTTTAATTTTAATCCCCTCCTTATAACAATATCTTGCTACCCTCTCGGTTGCCTTAGGTCCTACCAGTTGAACGGGGTGGGGTATCCCCCCAGTAAAATCCAAACCATCAAATTGAGCCTGCATATATATATTAACAGCTACATTCATATTCTTAGCCTGTTCTCTGGCCCTAACAAACCATACATACTTCTCGGGTAATTCTTCAAGAGTATCAAATATACCTGTAGCTTCAATTACCCTCTGGGCATAAATTTTATACATCTGTTCAGTCATTTCCCTATCCGTATCTTTTTCTATTTCTACCATGGCTTGATACGTCTCACAGATACCCTGATACATAGGAAGAAATTTATTTAGATTAAATTTTTGCATCTTAGATAACCCCACCTCTATGTATTTTAAAAATCCATATCTACGTGTGAGATTAAATTCATTTGTAAAATCTAAAGCGTGTGCGGTAATCTCCTTTAGGATTCCCCAATCTCGACTCCCAACTTTAGTTTGGGTTATCCCCCTATGTTTCATCCTCTTTCGAGTTGCATAAATTAATTGGGCAAGGAAATCCGCATCACGCCTAGATGATTTGATTAGTTTCTCAGCCTTCTTTTCCATTCTTTCATTGCTTATTGTAATAGTACGGGTATGAATCGAATAGGGTTTAGCTATATGGAATATTTTATCAGCTATGATTTCTACATTTTTTATAGTAGTCAGCTTCTCTAATACTTTTATTAAATCAGACTTGGTTATATGTATGCTCGCTTCACGTCTCATGGTGTAACTTTAATAAGTCATTGTAATTCAACCACTTGGCTTTTTTTACATATTTAAGAACTTTTTCTTTACCCAAATCATTTACATCTTTATCCTCTGGTAATTCTATTAACTTAATATTTGCATGGTAAGCCATCTCCATCCCGATTCTTATAGCATCCTCTATAGCATCTGGATCAAGTAACAATACTACCCAAGCAACCTCTGATTTAAGTATCATGGATATCTGATAATGAGAAACTTTCTTACCACCTGTGGCTACCCCTTGATCACCCATAGTCTCGGCATTGATAGCCCCCTCTGCAAGATATATTGTATCGTAAAGAGCAAGAGCATCTATATTATACATAATAAGAGATTTACCTAACCCAAAATCTTCTATCTCCGGGTTTAAATATTTAGGACCTGCTCCCACAAATCTTCTCCCATTAAAATAAATCAATTTACCCCCTATATAAAAAGGTATAATTAAATATCCAAAATATTTACCACGAGTTCCATATCCCCACCCCTTATAAGACATCTCCTCTGGATCGAATCCTCTACCTTTAACATAATCTCTTGCAGCCTTTGCCAACTTACTATCTCCTAATACTAAATTCTTATACCCATCTGGTAATACTGTATCTATTCTTTCAATTCTTTCAACTACTGGTTCAAGGTATTCTCTTCCTTCATAAGCCTTAAGATATACCTTTACCTCATTAAAATCTGATAATCCCTCCATGTCCATTATCAATCTAATTGGAGAAGGATGAAATCCACATACAAAACAATTAGTTCTATTTTGAGTAAGGTTAAGTCCAAACTTACCGTGTCTACCACAGTCAGGACATACCCCTTTCATCCACCCCCTACGGTAATCTCTTAAGCCAAGTTTATTAATGGCATAAGTATAAAGTTTAGATCTAATAGTTTTATTCAGCATCTTCTAAATCACCCCGTTTTTTATTCCCTCTTGAACTCCCATAAGTATTATCCTCTGACTCCTTCTGAGGACGACATGTTTTATAATATTCTTCCAACTCTAAAACCTTGAGGGGAATCATGCGTTGTCTTTCTAAATCAATTTTAAAAACAATATGCCCATGGGGTGGTCCATCTCTTTGGGCTACAATCTCTAACCTCTGGAACCCCTTCTCTTCCTCTCTTGGGTTACGATTCAAACCAAATATAGCTTGAACATGTCTGGTCATATCGATAGCCCCCGCAGTATCAGTAGGTTCATATATACTCTTTTCTCTAGCCTTCGCTGCATCTCTTGTAACATGGTGAGCAGTCCATACTAAATCTATATTCTTAGCCATTGCCAGATTACCCATATCTATATATGCCTCTGATATTCTTTCATGTAATGAATCTTTACCAGAAATTGCCCCCATCTTAGCAATATAATCTATGACTAAAATATCTACCTGGAATTGAAACTCTCTATAAAGATAATCCATATAATTCCCAATATCTGTAGCAGTAGTAACAAGAGCTGGCATTCGTTTAGATATTATCTCCCCACCTTGTCTCTTACTTTTCCTTATCTGCCTTTTAATCACTTCATCAACTGCCCCATCCTCATCAAGAACTTCTCTTTTAGTTAAGTTAGACATACACTGTTCAATTCTTAATAAAAACTCATCCTCCCCACCATCCAAGTCTATTACTAAAACATTTTTCTTATGGTATTGCATATAACGCAATGATATATTGACAAGAGCCCCAGTCTTAAACTTCTTAGCTTGGTCAAGGATAACCATTATACTATTCTTAGCATAGCCACCAGCATTAGTTAACCTATCCAACTTTGACCATGGCATAGGAATAATAGAACCTCTCTCCTTTCTCTTAACCTGTCTAAACCTAGCATCCTTAACAAGAAAAAGTCCCCTCTCTTCTAATTTCCGAAGACGAGGAGATATTGCCTTTTGTATTTTCTTGGCAAAGGTATCATAATTTTCGTAATCTAATAAATCTACATTCTCTATCTCATGTTTTACATCAACATACTGGGCAAACTTCTCTGTGTTAGCCAGGATCTCATCACCATCTTTAACTATACCCTTATATAAATCACTGGTTAAAGATAGTATTTCTTTTCGATCATCATCTGTTAGATTATTTACAAATTCCCTGTGATCGAATGTCTTATAAAGTTCCTCTATTAATATAGTCTTACCCGGTACTGTTTTTTTTCGCTTATAATAACCTTTTAAAGTATAGGCTATGACTGCGTGTTCTGTTAATGTAAAATAAGAGTCATCATATAATTCTACAGCCTTATATCCGTTCTTGTCCGAGACTGTATATCTTAATAAATCAAATTGGAAATCTGTTGTGAATTTAAATTTAATCCCCATGAAACTAATTTATGCAATATTTTATAATAGTATAGTAATACATCGGATAAGCTAAATCCGCTGTTAATAAGTTTTACATTAGGGTATTTGCATATTTAAAAATTATTATATATATTTGAATATCTACAATACTTATTCTTGAAAAATATGGAGATTCACAGGTTACTTCCGATGAAGGAAGGGTATAATCAACAACTCTTCAATAAACTTTACAAAGAAACAGAAGCCCTCCGGAACTTACTTACTTACCAAATTGATCACCGAAGATACGGTGTTACTTCAGACATAATAAAATCATGGTTTGATGATAAGTTTATCTTCGTGTTCAATAAATACTATGGGGATATTGAAGAGGGGCAATTAAAAGGTAGGATTATTAATGCTCTTAAAACATTCAAATTCCGAATGTTAAGAAAGGCTTACTCTAAATATAATATTTATAATAATGAAGTTAGATTAGAAGGAGAATATAACCTGATAAATATTATACCTATTAATAATGAGATATCCAACCATGAAGTATTTCTTGAATTAGCATTAACCTATCTTAAGAAAAATCTTTGTGATGATGCCTTTTTAGTATTAGAAATAGAATTAAACCCACCCCCATTTATCCTTAGTAAACTTGGGTCAAGTCAAACAAAAATACCCGCCAAATTAATTGCCGAGTATCTTGATTTAGAACCCATCAGAGATAGTTCCTTATATATAAATGATCTTAGGTCTGAAACTGAGTATTGGATAAAAGAAGCTAAAGAACATTTTATGGAGTGTAAGTCTGCCACCCCACTACAGTAATAAAGCAATCCTGTAAGTATGTTTTATTTCCTAATTGGTAATAAACATTCTGACTAGAATTACAAGGTATCGTTATCTGGCAAGATTTTGTTACAGCAGCTGCAGCATCATGGTTATTGTGAGCTCTACATTCCCCGTTATAACCTCCGGTTGCAGCCACCCTAAAACTACAAGTAACATTATAACCTGTAGGAGTAGTAGATTTAGTAGTAATCTGTACATGTATTAATAATACATCTGCATCAGCAGGAACTCCAGCTACCCCTAAATCTATTTGACCTGCATCTGGATCTGCATCTGTTAAAGTTAGATGCGTTCCAAAAGTACCTGTCATCATTACAAACCTACCCCCAGGGGGAACAGTATAAGTTCCATCTCCCCTTAAAAATTTCAGAGTAGAATTAGTAGTAGGAAGTTTAGGTAATAATCCATGATAAGTAGAAGTAGCATTCAGATCTATATTATCATCAGGAATAGCCCAGTCATCTAATTTAGTTCCTTGAAGAGTTGTTATAGCATTTGCTCTAACCTTTAAAGCAGCATCCAATGCAGATAAAGCTGCAGTAATAGAAGAATAAATAGTTAAATAATTCGCTGAATAATCTCTGTTTCCTATAATACCACCAGCTGGTATAGTTCCCTTGTCTATTCTTACACCATTAGCATCAAGCTTAAACAGATCTTTAACCATTTCAATATCCCCCACTACTGGAGTAGCAAGATACCATTCACAAAGGGGAAATACACCAGAAGATTCTTTTGGTTGGTATAAATACCCTAATGCAATTTGTTTTGTTGGGCTTGGTAAAGCAGGAGGAGTATCGTTATCAGTTCCAGATACCCATCCATAAGTAGCAGGATTAGCCCCAGGATTTACATCATCATAAATATGTTCCATATACAAGATATGATATATCCCATTAACAGGGGCAGTAGTAAGTGTAAGGCTATCCCGATATGTAGCAGCCGCAGCAACAAAATCCTCAGCTATAATAACACCTTGAGTTGTTACAGCAATACTCCTTTCTGCTTCAAGGGTTGGGGGATCAGCCCCATCACCATCATATTTATTCTGACCATTAGTTTGGCCTATCTGCACATAAATGATATCACCAGATTGAGCTTGGTATTCGGTAAGAGAATCAAACCCCTTATATCTACCTGGTTGTAGTATTCCTACCATAGAATCCCTCAAAGGATAGGAAAGGATATCTGATTGGTATGTTGTTGATTGTTTTTGGGACATAATTATATTAATTATCTAGTTTTTAAATTATATTAAATATGTAGTATCCTTATTAATTAAGCATTTAAGTTACTAGAAAGCATATATAAGTAACTTATAGCACTACCCATAGTATTATCCTACAAATATATTAACTTATGATTTTAAATTTATGGTGAATAAGTTAATGTTCCCAACTGAGCCCAGATTGGGGCTATGAAATTTTGTATTGCAGGTTTTAAATAATTATCTAACCAGGCTTGAATGGGGTTCTTTGTTCCCATACCTGGTTTATCTGTTATAATTAAATCAAACCCCGAATAAAATGTAAAGCCATAATCATATTCAGCCCCATCATCGTATTTTACTGGAGTAGGAACGGCATCATAAGTAGAAGCAGTTACCCCGCTCTCTGTAAGGGTATCAATTTCATACCCATATATTGCCAAATAATATTCAAGAGCTTTTACCGTTCCCTTAGTTTGTAAAATATGTTTAATATATCTTATTAATACTATATATTCATCCTCATCTCCGCTATAGGCTGTCCCTGTTCCCACATCTGGGGGATTTCCAAAGAGCTCTGATATGTGTGTTAATAATTCAGTAGGATTATCCCTAGTTAAATCAATTAAAGCCTCTGCATCTGTTATATCTAAAACTTCATCTATATAAGGACTAACCTCGTTATCAATCTCTGTACAGAATATTTCCAAATATCTTTCAAGTAAACCTTCATCATTCCCATCCTTATAAGAATCTTCTGTCTTAAAATATACAGGTAATTTACCAAACATAAAGTTCGGCTTAGTTAATGTTTTACCAAAGGTTATCATTACCTTTTTAAATATTTAATAGCTTTCTCTAAAATCTGAATATCATCATTTTTTATACTCCGACTTGTTCATTGACAGTAACATCTAATTCGGCCTCATCATATATAGGAATAGTAAAATCTTCAAATTCAATATCCTCATTATAAGGATATGTTTTAAAATCCCATTCATCTCCTGCTGTAAACCCAGTAGCATGCCAAATAGCCAATTTTAAAGTTCCGTCATCTGAAGTCCAATTAGTTGAACCCGGTTGGGAAACCCCTATTGTAATGTTACTACTTTCCCTAGCTTCTACCCCTGAAGGTCCAGTTCTCCAAACTCCAGCCGCTGCTGCCCCCGTTAAAACCCCTATTCTCCATGAAGCTATTTCAAAACTGTTTGACTGTACCACTACTAGCCAATTATTTTCTAAAGGATTTACCCCTGATGTAATACGAGGATAGGGTTTAGTAGTAAGTATATCAAGATTAAGATAATCCACCTTATCTAAATTATCCACCAAAGCTATAATATCTGACCTCCTTATTTTTCTATCCACACTTGAATTATTAAACCCAAACTCATTTTGTAATGCCTCTTTTATATCAACCTCAGTCTGAGTAGTGCTTCTTCTAAATTTTACTGTTACACTAAGGGTAATCCTAAGTAAAGTTTCCCCAGCTGCAAAAGCCTCAACCACTGTTGATATCATTTTCTTATCATCAAAATAATCTTCTACATCTATAAGTAACTGACCGGGTGCAGTGCCCCCCTCATCTGGGGCTACATAAAATATTACTTTCTTTAATTGAGAATCGAATTCAGTAGCTGCTTTCCCCACTCCTGGTACCAGTAAACATATATCTGTATGATCCTGTAATGTTACTGCTCTGTCTAGTGTACGAAGACTAAGAGGTGCATGTTTTCTTATTCCCTCTATACCTTCCTCATCTTGACCCCCCACTGCAGGCAATTCATTAGTAACATTGTAGTGATCAATAACTGGGGTATTAGCTGGAGGAGTAGGCCCACCCACAGGAGTATCCCATATAGTAAGTGTATTAGCCTCGACATTACCCCCAATACCACTACAGGTATAATATGTACCTAACACTGATTGACTAGTAAGGGGTATCTCCCCATTAACTCCATCTCCAAATACTACCCATGCTACTTTATTCTCATCTACGTTTACTATAAAGTGTTTATCTTGTGGTCCAGAAAATGCAAAAGTTTTTACAGAATCCCATGTTACTGAATTGATTTCAATTTGAAGAGTATCATGTTGGTAATTATCATCTATTTCAAATTGCTGATCAGCAGCAGCAGTGGTAGTACCTAAGTTATCACCAATAACTTCTATCCTTTGTCTTGCCCCGACTATTACAGAAGAAGTTCCCACAAAAAATGTAACCTTATTCTCAGTAATGAATTCTACCCCCGCAGAATCCTTTACAATCAAACCCGCGACTAAAGTTTCATTATCGTCTAAGGGTACAGGAACATCTGTAGCACTGACAGCAGTTATCTTAAGGTCTACTACCGCTCCAACCTTAGCCTTAATCCGATAATCTATTAATCTGGTTAATTTAACCAATGAACTATACCTGCGAGCAGTAGTGATAAAAGATTCACGAGCAACGTTATCTATATAATAATTCAATTGTTCAATCAGCCCAGCGAAAGAATTAATAATAATCACAAATACGTTGCTCTCACTAAGATCAGTGATTTCAGGGACCACACTTTGCATCCTAGTTATAATAGCAGCCTTAATAGATTTATAAGATCTATGTAAATACGTGACCCACTGGTTCTCTAATGGCATAATATTATAATTTAATTAATGTAGTAGGTAAACTTGAGGGTATCCTGGATATCTAATTCCCTAATCTCATAGACCAAATCGATCATCAATGACTCATTGTTAGGTCTGGTAAAATTAAATTCTAAAAGATTAATTCTTAACTCCCAAGTACTTATGGCATCAATAACAAATCGCCTTAAGATAGTTACAAGAACCTCATCATTCTGATCCTCTAGTGCTTCATGGATTCTAGATCCAAACTCACCAAGATAAGCCCTTGTAGTTAAAGGCCAAGCAAGAATAATTTTTATGGAGGATTTTATAAGGTCATCTCCCTCAGCTATCACATGATGACCAGATGATAGCTCGAGTGGAAATATCAATCCTTGGGTTCTTATTACGGACATTATGGTGTGGGTAAGTCTTTCTTATCTTTCTTATAAACTCCGTCTTCGAAGTTCTGTAGAAACTGATTCAATTCTTTATCTCGTAAACTCCAACGAGAATCCTTAACCACCCTTTCAAGGTTATCATAATCGGCATCTTCTAGTTCAATTGTGGTTATTGTTGCCTTATCCAAAGCATCCTGAATACGATTTCTCTCCCTGATATCCTTTGGGGTAAAACCTCCTTGAGGTACTACATCCAATGCTATCCCTATTAAATCTTTATAATCAAGTTCTTTGTTCTTATCACCTTGAAATTTAACTTTGTCCTCAGTAATCTTAGTTTTCTCAATTTTAATCTTTCTCATAGCTTTATTAGTTTAACAAATTATAGTATTGAATAGTACTGAATAGTACTAGTTCTTAGTCCCAGATCAATAATAATACATTATGCTACATTTTTAAGTTGTTGTTTTAAATCAGCAACTTCTTCTTCAAGACGAGCAATCCTTTCTTCATAAGTTTCTACCTTGATTAATCTTTCATCAAGTTGAACAATCCCTCTATGAAAATAAGGTAGTATCTCAAATTCTGCAAGGGCATACATCCCTGTTTCTTTAACCAATGGAAACATATCTGAGATATAATTAACTCCCTCTTGTGCAATCCACCCGTTCCTTATCTTACCTGGATCAGATTTCCACTCAAATTTTCTAGGATTAAATATTTTAAGAATAGAAAGAGCATCATCATTAAAAATAGTGATATTTGTTTTTAACCTTTCGTCATAATTTATTGATTTTCTAAATTTGTTATTCTGTTACTCCCATTATGCTGATTTTTATTTTCGTTTTTATTTAACTATTCACAACTGCTACTGCTACTGTTGGAGAATCATCATAGTATATGCCGAAATTCTGAACGTATGCAGGTGTTTCAGCTAATGTGCATTTTACCCATAATTCTAAAGTATCACCGGGATTCCAAGTTTGCGTGATATCCTGTGAAAATGTTACATACGTGGTGCTTATTGTAGACTGCTCAGTGCCTAATGCCACACCATTACGGTAAATTCTACCATAGACTATATAACTGTCTGAAGTTGCCCTCATATCAAATTTAATCCTATGTTGTCCGACTAATCCGTTTGTCAAAGTTATTGTCTTTAATTTTACATAACTTGTTGAATCAGTAGATGCTTCTGCATTATGCGAATTTCTTAGATTCGCACTTGCAACTTTCTTGACTACATGAGGCAGCTCTAATCCTGTGCCGACAAGAAATCCTGTTGATATATCTAATAAAGCACGAGGACTAGGAGTACCTATACCTACATAACCCGTTGTATCAATTACTAATTCTTCCCTAAACGTACCAAGCGTTGTAACAATATCATTACTATCCGTTCTGTGACCTAATCTAAGTTTAGAACTACTTCCTGCCACAAGTGCCCCTTCATAACCGGGATATTTTATTAACCCTATTCTCCTATTTACATCATACTGGTCATCTACCACTATTCCCCCATATTCTCCATGTCCTTTTATAATACCAACAACCTCTAAGTTATTATATGGATTATTAGTACCTATACCTAAATACCCTGTTACTTGGACACCTCCACTAATTGTTGCAAGTTTAATTCCTTCTGTACCATAATATAATGAAGTTGCCCCACCAAAAGCAACAGAAAATTGTGTCGCATCTAATTCATCTTGAATAGTAAATAGATCCCCGGTATTATTATATACAAAGGCTGCTACTGCTGCCCCTGACCATAAAGCCAGCACTGCATCTACAGTAGTTGCTGCCTTAACAGCCAAGGTAGATGCTCCAAAAGTAAGATTAGCATCTCCTTCTATTTCTTTAGAGGTAGATGTCCATACGGCTACCTGATTATTTGATTGTGTTCCTGCTGTTACATCACCACTACCCGCAGGTACTGACCAAGCTCCTGAACCATCAAGGTAATATGTTGCACCTACGCTATTTGATCCTGGAACTACTCCTTTTGTTGTAGCTGCCGTAGCAAACTGGTCAAGTAAAGTTGTTGCCTGAGTCCCAGTTAAAGACTCTACATTACCTGTAGAAGCTGTGACACGTCCTAAAATTCTGGCTGTAGCAATCTGAGCCATCATTCCGAGTGTAACCCTATTAGCTCCAATAGTTGTAGTTATAGCCGTTGTTCCTGTACCAGAAACATCTCCTGACAAAGTTATTGTTTGATTACCAGTTAACCAACTTAGATCATTGCTTATCTCTGATCCCAATAACTGCCTAATAGAATAAGTTGTAGCACTGTCAGCTGCCAATACATGACCCAATGTTTCACCGGAGATAGTGTGACTAAGTAAAGTATGAGAAAGAGGAGTCCTGGCATCTGACAACCGTGAATCTGCAGTGTCTATCAAGGTAGCATCTGAAATAGCTGAGTTAAGGGTTGCAAGGGTAGTTATCGATGTACCCCATGCTGACCCAGTAGATAGTGCTATCCCCGCACCTGGGTATACCATATCATTTACAGTTAAGTCATAGATAGTAGTACTTGTTCTAAACTTTAATTTATCTGAATCTGCCTCATCTACATATAAACGTCCATAACCAGATGTAGCTGCATCGGGAACTGTGGTTCCTCTTATTGAAAGGAATGAATTAAATGCAACCCAAGCAGTATTCTTTACCACCCCAAACACAATACTACCAGCTGCCATAGTAGTAGTGAAATTTATATTACTATCCGCATAAACCAAGAATTGATTTATTGTACTAGCACTTGCTCCAAACTCAATATTAGTAACCCCAGATTGTCCTGCTATATAAAAAGTATTACTACCCCATGTAACGTTACCCCCACTATCTGTCAATACTTTAGTACCTGTATCCCACACTGCAAGATCATATTGAGTATAAGCATTAGCCGTTACATCTCCTCCAGACATAGCAGCTAATTGAGTTAATGTGTGTGGACCAGTAGTTCCATCTTGAAATGTCATATTAATTATGGCCGTATATAATGTTCCATCTTCTATTTTAAGACTTTCAATAGTTACACCCGCATCAAGAATATATTCATCCAACTTATCAAAACGTATTGGATCCACTACATCTATTCCATAACTAGTAGTATATTCCTGTAATATATCCACAGCTAAAGTCCCTGTAATATCTGCATCACCTGTTACTGTAAGTAGTGAACCTGTAAATAATAGGTTAGCCTCGGCTTGTAAATCATACCCAGTATCATTACTAGTTATTACCTTATTATTACCTTGATTTTGTACTGTATATAAATTAGGTGGGTTTGTTATTCTTGCCCAATCTACTTGTTTTTTACCAGAGGCTTCTCCTTCGAAAAAAGCATTTATCTCAGTTTCTGTATAAACATCTGTTATACCATATCCAGCCAATGTAGTAGGAGTCCCTGTAAAATTAGCCCAAGAAAGATAATAAGAACCTATCTGATTATTTAATCTTTCTGAATCATCTACTACCCCATTAGTATTAGTATCATAGGTAGATTTATACATATCCCCTCCACTCCCTCCCCCTAATCCTAAAACCACACTATCTACATATAGTTTAACAGCCCTTGAAGTAGGTACCATATTATTCCCACCTAATAATAGAGAATTAGTCTCAGCATTAAGCATAAGGTTATAACTACTCATATATAAAAATGGTTGAGCCCCTATCCTTACCCCACCAGTAATTAAACTTGTAGCCAATGGTACCGATGCTACATATAATTTGAAAGTAATGGGATTATATTTAATAGTACTATCATCTATCTTAGCCCCAAGATACCCCGCCAGTGGGTCATTCACGTGAGTCTTAACTTGATATGAGGGTTCAAGGATTGCTGGTTCAAATAGGAATGATTCAACCATTGAATATATTGGATCAGCCAACCTAGTCATGGAATCTTCCATTTCATCTCTCATCTCACTAGGCATAGGTTGTCCAGCTATGACAGGATAACGAGAGTTATCTATCATGGCAGTATGAACTGCACCTATAAAGCTTGATCTACTCTGTGCCATTAATGTAAGATTTTTTCATTTTCAATATAAGCCTGATCTGTTTCTGTAACATTAATAGGAGCAGGGGGACTAGGTAATATTGGTCCGGCCATCCCAGAGATTGGGTCTATTACTTGGTGGACCCTGTAGTGGGCTAAGAAATTATTTACTTTATCTTCTATTTTATTTAACATCTCTGTTAATTCTATGACCTTTACTAATCCCTCATTCTCACCATGATTTATTATTATCTTTTCTACATCATCCCTATCATCAATTATAATGATTTGCCCTTTCGGAGTTTTAAATCCATATACTTGAGCGGAAATAAATTCCTGAGGCTTTTCACCCAAGGCATAATGACCATGGAGCCACATAGGAGAAGATACATTCCCAGATTCAAATTCTACCCATACCATATCACCCCTTAAAGGAAGCATCTGAATTCCATAATTTACCCCAGAAAAAGTATGCTTTGGCCAAGCCCATACGTTAAGAGTTTTCCCCCTTGCTATTACTGGAACTTGAACCTTCACCCTATTCATTTTATCGGGATCCTCATTGTCTACAACATAACCCCGATAAGAAGAATAGTACTTACCGACCGACTCTAATCCATAGTAAATAATTTTTTCTATAAAAGTCCTTAACATCATCGGTCTTCAACATTAGTCTCACGTGATTCTCTTATATGTCGTTTCTCTATCTCCTCTACTAATTCATCTAAAGGAACCCCCTCCCTTTCTAAAATGAAATCTGATAAAGGAATATAAATATCAATTTTACTTAATGGTACGCCAATACCAATACCCGCAGCTGTTTGAGTAGAAACATATATTTGCAAATTCCAACCATTAAATAAAGCCTCTTCTCTATGAAATCTATCTATAACCTCTTGACCTTCTCCACCCTCTATTATATTCCCATTTTCATCTACTATGGCTTGTCTTGCAGTCTGAGATATCCCCATAAGAGCAGCCTTAGGCATAATCTTAAAAGCTTCACAATTGGTTTTATAACCTTGCTTAGTAATTACATGTTCTGCTTTCTTAATATAATAATCCCCGGAATGAACTTCTTGAATATTTCCTAATCTAACTATAGTCTCGGTTATCAAAATAGGATCTCCCTCTATTATCATATTAGCTTCAATCTTATCCATCTCTGCTTCCCTTGCGATATTATCTATCATATCCCTTCTTTCATCTGAAGTTTGTCCAGCTAACATATAAACATGAAAAGGAATGGGAGTTTGAAATTCTGGGATAAAATTAGGATCATATACCATTCCCACTGGGGCAACATGGCCCTCAATTAAATTCTTAGATGGGTCATCAATAATAAATTGCCCAGTAGTATATTTTTGATCAGCTGGAAATAAGTTTCCTTTAACATAACCCCCCGCACGATAAGCCATTAAATCTAATCTCTGAACTCTATATATATGAGAAGCCCTATATGTTGCTAAAAAATTAGTTAATAATTGTCTCCTAGTATATTTTGATATAGATTTATCAGTAATAATCTTATTCAAATCTTGTAGATTTTCCAATTCCTTTATATATATATCCTCATAATATGCAATCTTTTCTTCTGGGCTCATATAAGGAGAAGAAACAGATCTTTGTTCAAAGGCTTCATATTTAGAAGCAATATCTAAATCTATTAGATATCCTGGTTCTTGGTTATAATTGTAAGTTTTTAATGGAACACTACCCAAATACCTATTATGTATTAAAATTGTATCTCCCCTACCTGAAATATACCATGGCCCATTAGGGGCATACTTAAATACATCTCTCAATACTTGATAGGGAGATCTATTGCCATCTGTGAAATTTCTTTCTTTATTTAAAAAATCACTTAGCTCATCACTAATACCTAAGTATATCTCGCCATTGGATGGTGGTGGATTAATCTGGGTTTTGGTAGCGTCATCAAAAATCTTTTCAATTACTTTTTTAATTAAACCAGCCCCATCTTCCCAAGGATCAAAATTTGGCCCCTCATATTTAAGACCCGTATGCCATTCAGTTTCTTTCTCTGGTAATTTTTCTTTTGATTGTTTATACACGATATTACCAAATTCTTTTATTACCACCTTATATGAATAACCCCTTTCACTACTACTCTTAATTGCAAGGTATTCTAATATTGTAACTTGGTCAGAACTATCCCCCTTAGAGGTTTTTAAATAAGTAACATAATCTGTACATTCTAAATCAACCCATATAATATCAGCCCCATATTTAGTCTTAATATCCCTTACCACTACAGTTGCTTTAGGACTAACAGGACCCCCAGCATATCCCCATTGTACTACTAAATTTGTACCGTAAGTTATATTTATCAAATCTAGTGGATTAACCTTATCTGCCTGTATCTTAATCTTACAAATATCATCATCCTCATCATCATAAAGATATCTCATATCAACTACAGACATCCCAGCTTCTCCAAAAGACGTAATCAACTCTTGGCCATTTACATCATAGATAATTATAATGGGAGTTTTTACCGAATCCTGAAGATTAGCCATATATACTAAAGATAACAGAAATATTAGGAATAATAAGTGTTTCATTTATAGTAAGATCAAAGATATCCTCAATGTTATTATTGGCATCAGCAATAAGATACCATAAATATTGGTTCCCAAAATATTTTTGAGCTATTTTTAACAGGTCATCGTCTTCTTGTATTACATGAAAAGTATCTCCGATTCCAAATATATAATTCATCGGAGTTCTATATAGAGCTTCATCTCCATTACTAAATGTAACAAAATAACCCCTATCATATAAACCCTCGATTCTCATACTAGTTTATTTTATATGGTTGAATAGATAATATCTTTTTAGCAGTCAAATTAGTACTAGATATACGTGCTAAAGTTACTTGTTGGTATGCCTGTACCGGAAGCATATATGTATTTTGCACTGACCCCTTAAATACTTGAGATCTATTGAATTGTACCAATCTATAAGGAGCCTTAATTACTACGAATTCATGATCCCCAAATAAATAATTATGCCTACCCCATTGTAAAATAATGGTAGGAGGAGATTTAAAATACCCATCACTTTTAGATAAGGATTCTATAATTCTACAATCTCTAATCACATCTTGTCTGTTCTCCTCAAAAGAATGCCAATCTATT